TGCCCGCGCCCGCAGCGACGCGGCGCCGGTCCGGCAGCGACATCGTCCGCGTCGTCATCCCTGATACGCACGGCTGCCTGATCGACAAGCCCGCGCTGGCGGCGATGCTCGCGGACATCAAGGCGCTGGACCCGCAGGAGATCATCCTCCTTGGCGATCACGTGGACTGCGGCGGCTTTTTGGCGCAGCATCACGTGATGGGCTATGTCGCGGAAACGGACTACACCTACGAGGAAGACCTTGCCGCAGCTAAGGCTTTCCTCGATGCGCTCCAGTCCGCGGCTCCGCGCGCGAAGATCGAGTACCTCGAGGGAAACCACGAGCGGCGAGTCGAGACGTGGTGCGTGACTCAGGTGCTTCGGCATAAGAAGGACGCCGAGGGCTTGCGCCGCCTGCTGGCGCCGGAGTTCCGGCTCGGGCTCAAGGAGCGCGGCATCGCGTACTACAGGCAAGGCGAGTTCTACGACAACTTGCCCGTGCCCGGCGTCATCAAGCGCGGGAAGTGCTTCTTCTTCCACGGCGTCTCCACGGCGAAAAACGCCGTGGCCGCGACCGTCGACAAGATCTCCGGCAACTGCGTATTCGGCCACACGCACCGCGCTCAGTCCAACATCGTGCGCCGGATCTCGTCCGGCATCATCGGCGCGTGGAACCCCGGTTGCCTCTGCCAGCTTCAGCCGCTCTGGCAGCACACCGCGCCGACTGACTGGTCGCACGGCTATGCGGTGCAGCTGGTCGCGGAGAGCGGAGCGTTCCTGCATCTCAACATCCCGATAATCGAGGGCGAGTCGCACTTCGCCGCCCTGCTGAAACTGTGAACTGGAAACAACTAGTCGAAGCGCAGAACCGGCGGACCTACGTCCTCCCGCCCGGCTGGGATTCGCGCGACAAAATCGCGGAGCAGCTGGAGTGCAGCGTTGACAATGTGCGCGTGCTGCTCGGGCCAGCGATCCGCGCAAAGTCGGTCGAGGTCTCCGTTTTCCCTGTCTGGGATGAGGTTACAAAGAAGGTCGTGCGCGTTACTGCATACCGGCGCCGCGGCACCGAAGGCGTCAAAGCCGGAAAATGATTTGACGGACGCGGCCTTTGAGATGGCCGCTCCCACCATTACTTTCGCCGCCGCCGCCGGGCAGATCGATGCCGCCTCGGGCGTGATCCGCGGCGTCTCGCTGATCACCGAAGGCCCGGCGCTCGGGCACGGAGTGATGATCGACGCGAAGACGCTCGAGCAAGTGAAGGCAGCAGCGGAGCAGTACAGCGGCGGGCTCAAGGTGAAGCTCGATCACTCGGGCGGCGCGGGCGATATCATCGGATACGTGGACGCGCTCCGCATCGATGGGCGCAAGCTGCTCGGCGATCTGCACCTACTCGAGAACTCGCCGCATCGCGGGTACGTCCTCGAGATCGCGGAGAAGATTCCCGACACGTTCGGTCTCTCGATTGCGTTCTCCGGCCCGGTCGAGATGGGCGCGGATAAGAGGACGGTCCTGCAACGCTGCACGGAGATCTATTCGGTCGACCTCGTGAGCGAGCCCGCGGCCAACGCGGCCGGGCTGTTCGAGCGCCGGATGAAAGCCTTTCAGACCTCCGATGACAATTCGTCCGAGGAGGAGAAACCTGAAATCGAAATCACTATTCCTATGAACGAAGATGCCAAGAAGGAGATCGCGGGGATGATCGAGTCCGCGATGATGGCGATGGGTGATCGGCTCGCCAAGCTCGAGTCGATGCTGCCCAAGCCCGAAGAGAAACCCGCCGCTATGTCGGCCAATAACGATGCCATCGCGCTCGCTGCCAAGCAGGCCGCGGCCGACGCGCTGAAGGAGTTCGCGAAGACCATCGGGGCGCCCGCCGCTCCCGCGGTTTCCGCTGAGGCTCCCGCGAAGAAGGACGAGACCAAGTCGTTTGAGGCCGTCGTTGCCGCTAAGGCGACCGAGCTCAAGGGCGACAAGGGCGCGGCCATCGCCTTCGCGATCAAGAATAACCCTGACCTTTACGCCGCCTACCGCTCCCGCGTGCAGGCCGGTGAACTCATCAAACTCTAACCAAATCTAGCAATGGCTACTCAATACATCGGCGCGGGCACGTTCCTCGCCAACGAAGTGATCACCGCTTTTCGGATGGTCACGATCTCCAGCAATCGCGGCGTCGGTCTGTCCGCCACGGGCACTCGTCCCGATGGCGTCGCGCAGAACGATGCGGCCTCCGGTGACTACGTCACCGTAAAGTTTATGACCGGACCGGGCACCCAGAAGGGCGCGCTTGTCGCTGGTCCGATCACCGTCGGCGACACCCTGTTCGCCGGGGCCAGCGGTCAGGTCGCTCTCAGCGGCACCGTGACTGTCGGCAAGATCCTCACCACTTCGACGACGGCCGCTGTCGTCGAGTACATCCCGAAGAACTTCTAACTTAACCTTTAAAATACAATGTACTCCAATGCTGCTGCGGTTTTCCGCGGCGATATCGCTGGCGTCCTCGAGCAGGCCAAAGATTGGGAAACCAGTCTTATCGGCACGCGCGTGATGCCGATCCTCAACGTCCCCGTCCGCGCTGGTCAGTACCCGAGCTTCAAGCTCCAGCAGGGTCAGCTGCTGAAGTCCGAGGTCAAGGTCCGCGACCCGTACTCGACGTTCCCGCGTGGTACCCGCGCCTACACGCAGGAGACCTTTAACGCGCTTGAGTACGGTTACGAGGAGGCGGTGGACGACACCGTGACCGCGGACGTCTCGCGCTTCTTCGACGCCGAGGTCATCGCCGCCAAGCTCGCCCGCCGGAAGCTCCTGCTCGCGCACGAGCTCCGCGTCGCTGCCGAGATCTTCAACACCAGCAACTTCACCTCGACCAACTCGGGCACCGCCTACACCACGGCCAACATCGCCACCTTCGACGTTGGCGAGGACGTGCAGCTGGCGATTGACCGGCTGATCGCGAACGGCGAGTCCACGAGCAATCTGCGCGTGGTCATCCCGTATCCCGTGTGGACCCGCATCCGCGCCTCGACGAAGTTCCAGAACCGCCTCCGCGGCGCTGGCATCTCGAGCGATACGATCCTCAACGCCAGCACGCAGGCCGCCGCTGAAGTCTTCGGCGTGTCCGAGGTGCTGATCGGTCGGAGCGCCTACGACTCGGCCGCTGAGGGCGTCGCCTACTCTGCGGCGAACGTCTGGTCGAACGCCTACATCTGGGTCGGTTCCGTAACCGAGGGCGGCGCGGGCTACTTCGGCGGTGGCGCCGGGTTTACGCTGAACTGGTCCGAGTACGGTCCCGCCATCGGCGTCTTCACTTACCGTGAAGAGGCGATCAAGAGCAACATCGTGCGCGCGTCGCAGTACACCGCGGAGAAGGTGGTCAACACCAACGCGGGCCAGTTGATCGCTACCCAATACAGTTGAGATAAGGTTTGCTTAAACTAAACCGGCGCCCTTAACTGGGCGTCGGTTTTTTTATGCACCCTTGGCACGGAATCGGATTTACAGAACGGAAACAGAAGCACGCTGAAATGCGGCGCTGGCTTGCTGAAAATCCAGAGCAACGGCTAAAGCACGGCCAAACTCGGGAAGACGGTAAACGGTTCTGCGGGTATTCCGTAGGCTATGCAAACGGCGAATACTGGGCAGATCCTAAAGTCTTTGAGACGCGCCTTGAGGCGGCGCGCAAGAATATGCGCGAATGGAGGAAGGACGAGACCTACAAAAAAGCGTATGCCGCTTATTGCCGCACTAGATATGCGGGCTCTGAAAAAGTTAGGGACAAGAATAAGAGGCGAAGAGAAATCTGGGCTGCGAAATTTCCAGAGCGACTTAATCAAATCGCCTCAAAGCGTCGCGCGCTCAAGCGATCCCTGCATCACCCGCAGCACGATGAGAACGTCGAGCTACGTCTGCACGAGGAGGCAAAGCGGCTGACCGCGGAGACCGGCATCGAGCATCACGTCGACCACATCATCCCGATCAAGCACGGCGGCTTTCATCATCACGAGAACTTGCAAGTTCTACCGGCGAACGTGAACCTCGCGAAGAGCTCGACGCCATTCTGGGTTTCGTCGACCTACAAGGACTTTCGCTCGGTGCCGCAATGGCTATGGCCGGAGCCGCTCGTCGACTTCTATCTGGCGATTCGCACGGTGTAATTTGACGAGTCGCAGAGCGCAATGCGGATCTCCCTTTGCGTCATCGCAGGCAACGAGGCCGAGCACATCGTCGCGATGCTCTCCTCGTTTAAGCACTTCTTCGACGAGTTCGCGCTGGTCCGCGCCATCGGGGCCAAGGAGCCAGACGCGACGATTGAACTCGCGACTGTATGGTGCCGCGAGAACGGCAAGGTGATGCTCTGGACCGACTACCAGAACGGGCCGGGCGCGGAGCGATGGGACCACGTCGATTCATTCGCCAACGCACGCAACGCCGCCTTCAAGCTAGGCAGCGGCGACTGGCTGATCTGGGCCGACTGCGACGACGTGATCGAGGACGCGAGCGAGGCCGCAGGCGCAGCCTTCCGCGCGACGCTGGCCGCGCTGCCGGAGGGCGTGTCGATGGTGCGCTGCCCGTACGATGTGCGCGGCACGAACAAGAAGCTGCACCGCGAGCGGGCGATTCGCGCCTCGGCCTTCCGCGCCGGGCGCCGCTGGCATCACGACGTCCACGAGAACCTGCTCCTGCTCGCGGGCGATAAGCACGAAGACCACGCAACGCCCGTCTGGGTTCATCAGCCGAAGGCGATCAAGAAGGAGAACCGGCGCCGGAACCTCCGCATCCTCGGGCACTCGGTGAAGGAGACGCCGACGCAGTATTTCTACATCCATCAGGAGCACGTTTGCTCGGGCAATCGGCAGGCCGCGGAGCAGTTCGGCAAGATCGCGATCTCGTTCCCTAACCTCGAGGCGTCGTTTAGATACGAGGCGCTGCTCAATCTTGCCAAGTTGACCAGTGATCATCGCGAGGCGCTGAGCTACGCGCTGCAAGCGCACGCCGTCTTCCCTTGGTGCCGCGAGGCTTACGCCGCCGTTATCCTGCTCGCCTTCGAGAAGAACGACGGGCGCCGCGCCCGCTGGTGGGCCGAGGAGATGCTGCGCCTGCGGGAGCCGCTAGGCGCTGATCGGCCGTGGACGACCGAGCAGAAGTACTATGGCTGGGCGGGCTACGATCTGGCCGCGCGCGCGTTCCGCCTCGACGGCTACGATGCGCGGGCGGACATCCTGCAAGCGCAGTTCCACCAAGGCGAAACGCCGAGGATCTCGCTTCTGCACGCCACCCGAGGGCGCACGTCGAAGGCGGTCAACTCGCGCGAGGTCTGGCTGCAAATGGCCGAGCGGCCGGAGCGCGTGGAGCATATCTTCGCCGTCGATGCAGACGACAAGGAGAGCGTGCAGATGGCGCGGCAGTTCGTCTCGGTGACCTCGGAGAAGCGGTCCTGCGTCGCCGCGTGGAATCTGGCCGCGAAGAAGGCGCGCGGCGATCTGCTGGTGCAAGTCTCGGATGACTGGATTCCGCCGCCGGGCTGGGACGCGAAGCTCCTTTCGCTCGTCGAGGGCCGCGACCTCCAGAAGGAGCAGATCGTCCTTGCCGTCTCGGACGGTCACCGGACGGACAAGCTCCTTTGTATGGCGATTCTCTCCCGCGCCCGGCTCGAGGCGCAGGGCGAGCTATTCTTCGAGGGATACGAGTCGGTCTTCAGCGACAACGAGTTCTCGCACCGTGCGTGGCGCGACGGCATCGTGATCGACGCGCGCGACCGCTTCCGCTTCGAGCACCAGCACCCTGCTTTCGGCAAGGCGCAGATGGACGCCACTTACGCGCACAACAACGCGCGCGACCGTTACATCGCAGGCGAGGCGATCTTTAAAACCCGCAACCCTGACGCGCAATGATTCAAGACGACTACGACTTCGACACGCTGACGGGCGCGCTGTTCTCCAAGGATCGGCGAATCCGCGCCGTCTATGACCACGCCTACGTCGCGCGGTACGAGAAATACCCGCAGGCCGAGCTCTCGCGCATCCGCGCCGAGCTCGTCAACCGCTGGGCGCCCGACGCGGTCAACGTCCTCGATGTCGGCTGCGGGACCGGCGCGTTCCTTGAGGCGATGCGCGAGATCCAGCCGAACGCGAAGCTCTACGGGCACGACGTCTCGCCGTACCCGCTGCCGGACTTCATCCGCAAAGTCACGCCGGGCTGGTTCACGAGCGAGTGGGATGCGGTGACGTTCTTCGATAGCCTCGAGCACTTCGACGACCTGACCTGCATCAAGCTCCTGCGCGCGCAGACCGTCGTCGTCTCGCTCCCGTGGTATCATCCGTACCTCGGGCCGGAGTGGTTCGCCCGCTGGAAGCACCGCAGGCCGGGCGAGCACTTGTGGCACTTTACGCCGGAGACGCTGGCGCGGCTATTCCATCGCGCCGGGATGCGGGCCGTGTACGTCGGCAACCCCGAGGATGCCGTCCGCAAGCCGGAGCCGGACGCGCAGGGGCCGAACATCCTGACGATGGTTTTCTGCCGATGAAGATCTGCATTGTCTATCATATGCGGCTGGGCGACATCATCCGCATCCTGCCGATTGCGCGGTGCCTCGCGAGCCAAGGGCACACCGTGTACGTCGAGTGCCTTGAGCCTTACTGGGGGCTTTTCAATTGCGTCAGCTACGCCCGCCCGGCCCGGCCGGAGGACCGCGCCGCGATGAAGTACGGGCGGGTCATCGACCTACAAGTCTGGCCGCATCGCTACGAGGACTACCGCCGGAGCGGCAAGCCGTGGTCCGACTTCGTCTTCGGCCTGCATCCTGAGTTCTCGGGTCTCGACCGGCGCCCGGTCTTTGACCTGATCGGGGAACAGCCGATGCTCGTCGAGTACGGCATCCGCGAGCCGGTCTGTCTCTTCGCACCGATGGGCTACTCGCAGGGGCGCCAGCACTCGATTGGTGCGCTGCTGGACGCCTGCGCCGAGCTAACGCAGCATCGGATCGTCTTTCTCGTGGACGCCTTGCAGCTGGGCCACCTGCGCGATCAGGGCGTGCCGGATCGGGATATGCTCTGCGCCCGCTCGCCCGCCCACCTGCCGCGACTGATCCGCGATGCCGCCGACTTCTTCACGGTCAACTCCGCGCCGTGCATCATCGGGGGCGCCGTCCGCAAGCACTTCTGGCACGTACCGTCCGGCATCGCGCAGGATGACCAGTTCAGCGAGGCGTCGCAGGTTGTGACAATTCGCGAATAGGTATGGCCGTCCGTGACTTCGACCCGACCCAGCTTGCCGCCGATCAAGGCGCCATCCTCGATCAGGCAGGGATTACGTTCTCGTACTTCGGCTCCTCGATCACGGGCGTCTGGTCATCGAGCCGGACGATGTTCGGCGACTTCGAGGAGCAGCGCCGGGATGACGTTCGCTTTACCGTCTTCTTCACGACCTCGCAGATCAGCGGCACGCCTGCGCCTGCGACCACTTGCGTGCGGGCTGGCGTGACCTATTTCGTCGAGCAGGTGCGCTTTGACGCTGAGGGGCCGGGCTGCGAGATGGACGTCATTAAGGCGATATGATCGCCGTGACGCTCAACTCGGCGAAGCTCGACTACGCCTTGCAGCGTTTGGCGTCGGCCGCGCGCGTTGATCTGGGCAAGGTCATTAAGCAGGAGGGCGGTAACGTCGCGAAGTCGATAATGCTGATCATCCCGCCGACGCCCGTGCCGGGCAGCACCAAGCCGCGCGGGTCTGGGCTTTCGACCAAGGCGAAGCAGCAGGGCGAGAACGCCATCAAGTCCGACCTATTCGGAGGGCGCCGTCGCCGCGTTGGTGGTGGAGCGAAACAAAAGATCGCGACCTCCCTCGGTATTTTTCAGCGCATCGGCAACTCTCAGTTGACGCCTCCGAAGCGAGCGCGGACAGAGACCGTCAACGTCCGGCTGGGCTGGGACAATTCAAAGAGCATCCGCATTTACTGGAAGTTCTGGAAGCCGAGCGCATCGGTGGCCGAGATGAATAACTTCCATCTGCGGTACCGGAACCAATACGGACGGATCGGCTACGTCTCGCAGAATACGATCGGACGCTGGAAAGTGCAGGATCAGATGTGGATCTCAAACGAGACCGCGGACAATTATCTCCGCTGGGTTCAGCAATGGGTCGGTTGGTCGAAGGCCGGGTTTGCCTCCGCGGCGCTCGCCTGCGGCATCCGCGTGCCCGCGTGGGTACGTCGGCACGCGCCCAAGGCTGGCACCTCGAGCGTCAACTTCGGCGCAAATCCCTACGTGATCGGCACGGCGACGGCAATCAAGGTTCCGAATCCTGACCGCTACGTAAACGCGGGCCTCGAGTTCCGAAAGAAGATCACGCTGAAGAAGGTTGACGCCATCCTCGCCAATCGCGCGGTCAACCTTGGCTTCGCGCGCGTCGATGGCGCGGGCCGCGTGCAAGAGAATATGCCGCAATGAGCACGAGAACCAGCATCCGCAACGCCATCGCCAACGCGCTCACCACTCAGGGCGTGGTGCCGACCGCGAACATCCTAAAGGGGCGCAACAATACCCTCGCCTCGGTCTCGTTCCCGTCCTGCGCCGTGTACGCGGTCCACGAGGACGTGGAGGTCCGCACGCTGGCGCCGTCGAATCGTGACCAGTACCGCGTCCTTCAAGTCGTGGTCGAGTACTTCACCGCGCAGACTTCGACGACGCTGATCGACGATCTCTTCGATACCGGCTCCGCTGCCGTCGAGGCTGCCGTTTTGTCAGACGTAACCCTTGGCGGCGTCTGTCGTGATTTGCATTTGACGAGCGTCGATTATGTGATCGAGCCGGACGAGAATCTGCGCTGGGGAACGGCTCGGCATAATTTCAACTGCATCTATCTAACCACCGACTAAAATGGCTAACCATCTCGGCCGCGAAGGCACCGTCAAAATCTCCTCAACCACCATCGGGGAGCTCCGCAACTACGCGCTCGCCCACTCCTCCGACGTTGTCGAGGACTCGGTGATCGGCGACACGTACCGTACGCGCAAGGCTACGCTCAAAACGTGGAGCGTGAACGGTGATCTGTACTGGGACGAGACCGATGCCGGGCAGATCGCGCTGACCATCGGCTCGACCGTGACCGTCAACCTCTATCCCGAGGGCATCGCCTCGACCTCCACCTACTACTCGGGCGGCGGCATCGTGACCAAGTTCGACATCTCAGCCGCGTTCGACGGGATGGTCGAGGGTTCGATCACAATCGAGGGCAACGGCGTCCTGAGCACTTTGACGGTCTGAGGTGCTGAATGGATGCTATCGACCTAGTCCGTGAGCACTTCGCCTCCCTCGGCACCCGCAAGATCGAGGTGCCCGAGTGGAAGCTGACCGTTTACGCCGCGCCCGTCACGCTCGCCGAGAAGAACCGGCTCTACAAGAAGAGCAAGGAGAGCGATATGGAGTTGCTCGTTGACCTTCTGATTATGAAGGCCACCGACGCGAACGGCCAGAAGCTCTTCACGGTCGAGCACAAGCCGACGCTGCTCAACAAGGCCGACTCAAACGTGGTCGGCCGAGTCGCCAACGCGATCCTTGCTGACGAGGCGCCGAAGGCCGACGAGCTAAAAAACTAGCAGGCGGCGAGGCTGGTGCCGACCTCCTCGCCGTCTATGCACTAGCGGAAAAGCTCGGCAAGTTCGCTCACGAAGTCCTCGAGATGCCAGCCGCGGAGATGCAGGGCTGGCTCGCTTACTACCACCACCAACACCGAGTGAGACAAACAAATGGCTAGCGCAACCTTTACACTTCGGGCGGTGGATCAGACGCGGGCGGCGTTCGCCAGCGTGCAGAACTCGCTTCAGCGGCTCGAGAATCAGACCAAGGGTATCGCTAAGATCACGAAGCTGGCGTTCGGCGGCGAGGCCGTGCTGGGTACGCTGAATCTGATGAAGCAGCGGCTCGATAAGGTAATCGAGTCGGGCGACCAGATGGGGTTCGATGACGAACAGATCGGGACCGCGCTGCGCTTCGAGGATGCGATCAATGGGATTCTCAAGACGCTGACCGCAATCCCGCTTGCGCTGGCAAAGATCGGGTTCGACATAGGCAATGCCTTCTCTCCGCTGACCGACGGAGAGATCGAGGACCGCGTGCGTCGGCTCAAGTTCGATCGGGCGCAGAAGGAAATCCTCGGGACCGTCGAGGCGACGCGAAAGCTGCAAGCCGAGTTCGATCTGATCGGGAAGGGCGCTGGCGCTGCTGCCGATGAGGCGCAGCGGATGGCCGTCGAGCTTTTGAAGCAGGCCGTCGCCACCTTTGAGACCAACCCGGCAAAGGGGTTTGAGCTCCAGAGGCAGGCGCTTGAGACGCTGAACCGCGCGAAGCAGGGCACGGTGAATCTCGACAAGGAGATCAAGGACGCGCAGGACGAGCTAAACAAAACCCTACCAGAGTCGCAGCGCGTTGGGCTATCGCAGGCGGATTTGATCGAAGGCTTGCGGAACCGCTACGCGAAACTGACCTACGAGGTCACGCAGCTCAATGTGCAGCTCGCCGCCTTCCGCGAAGTCGGCCAGCCAATCGGCGAGACGCAGGACAAGATAATTGAGAAGATCAAGGAGCAGACCGTCGTTTCCGCCCAGCTGAACAAGCTACTTGAGGAGCAGAGCAAGGTTGCGCGCGAGGCCGGGCAGATTACCGCGGGCGCGTTTGAAAACGCGATCTTGTCCGGCGAGAAGCTGCGCGATACATTGCAGGCGCTCGCGCAGGATCTTCTGCGCCTGCTGTTCCGGCAGCAGATCACCGAACCGCTCGCCAAGGGCATCGGCTCCTTCTTCAAAACCCTGCCGTTCTTCGCCAACGGCGGACCGATTACTGGCAACCAGCCCGCCATCGTCGGCGAGCGCGGGCCTGAGTTGTTCGTGCCTTCGACCTCGGGTCGCATCATCTCGAATTCCGCGATGCGCTCCAGCGGCGGCACTCCCGCGATGGGTGGCGTCACGGTCAATTACAACATCGCCGCGGGCGTCACGCGGGGCGAGCTCGTGCCGATCCTCGAGGCCGAGCGGAAGCGACTCAAGGCCGAGATTCCCGATATGGTGCGCCGCGGTGGCGCCTACCGCGCAGCCTTCGCCTAAGTTATGGCTCTCACCTACCCGCTCACGCCACCCTCGCCGTTTCGCATCTCGCGGCTTTCGCTGACTGGCGCGAGCGCGACCTCGCGCAATATCTCGCCGTTCACCTACCAGATCCAGCAGTACAACTGGCCGGGGCAGGCGTGGCTCGGGCAGGTCGAGTGCCCGCCGATGGTGCGCGCGGACGCCGAGGCGGTGATCGCGTTCCTGCTGGCGGCGCAGCGCGGCACGTTCTACTTCCAAGATTACGCCAACCCGACGAACCGAGGCGGCGTGACCGGCACGCTGACCGTCTCGAGCGCGACGGCCAACACCTCGACGCTTACGTTCAGCGGGGCCACCGGCTCCTTCGCGCTGGGCGACTGGCTCCAGATCTCGACGTCGCTTTACAAGGTCGTGCAAGTCAACTCCTCGAGCAGCGTGGACTTGTTCCCGGTCCTGCGCTCGAGCTACGCGGGCGGGACGGCGATCACCTACGCAAACGCGAAGGGCGTCTTCCGGCTGGCCGAGCCGAAGACCGACTGGTCGATTGACCTCGCGTCCATCTATGGCGTGAGCTTCAGCATCGTGGAGGACGTTGCCTGATGAGCATCACTACCGCAGGGCGCACGCTTTCCGCGGATATGGTGACTGAGGTCACCGCGACGCAGCTCGCGCCGATCCTGCTCGCGAACCTCCAGTTCTCGACGCCGGTTTATCTCTGGTCAGGTTACGGCCAGCTCGGCTACGGCGGCGTCACCTATCTCGGCATCGGCACGCTCGGCACCATCTCGCCCGTCGAGGAGACCACGGACCTCGCGGCGCGCGGCATCTCGATGCGCCTCTCGGGCGTGCCGACGGCCAACGTCGCGCTGGCGCTCACCGAGAACTACCAAGGCCGCGCCTGCACGATCCTCTTCGGCGCGCTTTCGCCCACGGCCGGGACGCTGATCTCGTCTCCGGTGACAGTGTTTCAAGGCAAGATGGACGTGATGCAGATCAGCGATGACGGCCAGAGCGCGGATCTCACGATGACCGCGGAGTCGCGGCTGATGGACTTTAAGCGCCCGCGCGAGATACGGTACACCGACGAGGAGCAGCAGAATCTTTTTGCGGGCGACGTCGGCCTCGAGTTCGTCAACGACATACAAGAGAAGCCGATTTACTGGGGGAATCCCAACCAGACGCAGGCGACTAACTGGGACGGCGGCGACAAGACCGGCACCGAGGGCACCGGCTACGAATGACGACGACCGACAAGGCCGCATTGCTCGCCCGCTTTATCGAAGAGCGGCGGCGGATGCCGTTTGCGTGGGGCTCGAACGATTGCTGCCTGTTCGCTGCTGACTGGGTTCTGGCCGCGACCGGGCACGACATCGCGGCGGACTACCGCGGGCGCTACTCGAGCGCGCTGCCTGCGCTGCGCTTCGTCGAGGCAGGCGGCGGCGTCGAGGCGATGGTCGAGCGGGCCGGAGGCGAGCGGATCGACGCAAAGCTGGCGCGGCGTGGAGACCTTATCGCCCGCGAGGTCGGCAACGGCACGGGCCTCGGCGTCTGCATCGGCGCGCTTGCTGCCTTCGTCGCGGAGGACGGTCTGCGCTTCGTGGACTTCACGCAAGGCTCCTGCTGGCGCTTCTGATTTATGCCCGTCTTCGGCACACCTACGGTCTGGATCGCGTTGATGAACGTCTTCAACAACGTCGCGGTCGCGCAGGCGATCACGGCGACGCTGAACTTCATCGCGGT